TAGTTGCTAAAGAAGGAAATAAAATAAAGACGATTAGATTTGGTCAACAAGGAGTTAGTGGAGCTGGTAAAAGACCAAAGACTAAATCAGAGAGAGCAAGGAAAAGAGCTTTTAAAGCACGACACGCTAAGAATATAGCTAAAGGAAAAATGTCTGCAGCTTATTGGTCAAATTTGGTCAAATGGTGATGCCCAACAAAGAAGCGAAGCAACGAAAAAGATTAAAGAGACTTGCTACAAAAAAGATAGCACAGTATAAAGCCTTGAAAAGGCGAGAACGTAAGGAGAAACGAAATGAAGTATTTTAAAAGAAAAGATGGCTCTGTATTTGGTAAAGAGAATCCTTCTAAAGAACAAGTAGAAGTTTATAAGAAAGATGGATCTAAAGCTTGTGATTCAGAAGGTAAACCAATAAAAGCTACTAAAAAAAAGGATAAGTAAATGCCAAAAGGAAAAGGGACTTACGGAAAAAAAGTTGGAAGACCTAAAAAGAAGAAGATGGGAAAGAAAAAGAAGTAGTAATGATTAATAATAATCTTTTAACTGTTAAATATGATGTAAATAAACTTGTGTTTGCTGAATACAATCCAAGAGAATTAACACAAGACCAACATCAAGACTTAAAAGATTCAATCACACGCTTTGGCTTTGTTGATCCTCTAATTGTTAATACTCATAAAGAACGTAAAAATATATTAGTTGGCGGACATCAACGCTTAAAAATAGCCAAAGAATTAGGATATAAAGATGTTCCCTGTGTTGAGGTTGATTTATCACCAGATCAAGAAAAAGAATTAAATGTTCGACTTAATAAGAACACAGGACAATGGGATTGGGATGCGTTAGCCAACCATTTTGACGTTGGTGAATTGTTAGAGTGGGGATTTAGTGAAGATGAATTACAATTTACAGAGCCAGATGTACAGGGATTAACAGATGATGATGATGTACCAGAGGTAGAAGAAGCTATTACGCAGCAAGGTGATTTGTGGATATTAGGTGAGCATCGTTTATTATGTGGGGATGCGACAAAGAAGGAAGATGTTGAACGATTGATGGATGGACAGAAGGCTGATATGGTATTTACTGACCCGCCTTATGGTGTTAATTATGAAGGTGGGCATTTTCATTCAGGTGATGTTAATATCAAAAGAAAAAGAGAACAATTAGTAAATGATGGTGATGCAAAAATATATAATAAGTTTTTATCTGTTATTATACCATTTGTAGATGGTGCAATATATACTTGGTTTGCAGATTCTAAAGGTTATGATGTTTATAATGCGATTACTGATAATAATTGTGAGATTCACGCTTTAATAATATGGCATAAGACAAATGCAACATATAGTGCTATGAATGCACAATATAAGCAAAGGCACGAGCCTTGTTTATATTTCAAGCCAAAAGGAAAAACTTTAAAATGGTGTGGTGCAAGCACTGAAAATACTATATGGGAAATTGATACAGATGGCAGAAACAAATTACACCCAACCCAAAAGCCTGTGGCATTAGGTGTAAAGGCTATATCAAACCATAAGGCTGATACTGTGATGGACTTATTTCTTGGCTCTGGTTCAACATTAATTGCTTGTGAAAAGACTAATCGTAAGTGTTTTGGTATGGAGATTGATCCACATTACTGCGATGTGATTGTAAAGCGTTGGGAAGATTATACAGGTAACAAGGCAGAAAGATTTGAAGCTGCAAATGCCTGATGTTACAGGCAATAACAGGAGATCAAACGGACAATTTAAGTCTGGTGTATCTGGCAATCCTAATGGCAGACCAAAGGGAAGTCAATCAATACCAGACATACTCCGCAAGATAGGCGATGAAGAAGGCACAACGGATGGTAAGAGTAAGCTTGATGTTGTTTTATATAAAGTATTTCAATACGCATTAGAAGGCAAATCGTGGGCGGTTCAGTTCATAGCTGATCGTACTGAAGGTAAGGCAACTGAATATATTGTTACTGAAGAAGTTAAACCGATAAGAGTTTTAGAGTTTGGAGATGATATTTTAGATGAAAAATAAGGGGCTTGTAAGCTCCTTGTAAGCTTATAAAGATAAAGATAAATCTAAATTTAAATCTAAAGAGTAAGATAAAGAAAAAATGAATGGAGTTAAGATTAACAAAAGAGAGAAAAGAGATATTAAGTCATCCAGCCAGATTCAAAGTAATCACGGCAGGGCGGAGATTCGGAAAGTCGGTGCTGGGATTAATGTTTCTATTAAAAGGGGAAATGTTGCAGGGCGAAAATCGTTGGTACATAAGTCCAACTTACAGACAAGGCAAACTAACAGTCTGGCCAATACTAAAATCAATTATAAGAAGCCAACCAGATTGGAAGATCAACGAAACAGAGCTGAGTTGTACTCGGTTAGGTGCTACGATTGCGATTAAGGGAAGCGATGCAGCTGATTCCTTGCGTGGTGCTGAACTTAGCCGCTGCGTACTTGACGAATACGCTTATCAAAAAGCAGGAGTATTTGAAGAAGTGATCTATCCTATGCTAACTACTACTCAAGGAAATGCTTTAATGATCGGCACTCCAGATGGATTTAGTGGAAATAATTTTTATGATTACTTTTTAAAAGGGCAAGGGAAAGATTCTCAATGGAAATCCTGGCAATATAAAACCATTGATGGAGGTTTTGTAGATGAAAAAGAATTAGAATTAGCAAAGAGTAATTTAGATGAGAGAGCATATCGCCAGGAGTTTATGGCAAGTTTTGAAACAGCTGCTAATCGTGCAGCCTGGGCATTTAGTAGAGATGAGCATATTAGGCAAGCAGATGAACTAAGTTCATATCAAGTAATTGGGATTGACTTTAATGTGGATTATATGTCAGCAGTTCTTGCTTGTATTTACGGAGATGGTACTGTTCATTATATAGATGAGATAAGGCAACAAAATAGCTCTACTGAAATGTTATGTAAAGAAATGAAATCAAAATGGATAAAAGCAAAAGAATGCTATCCAGATCCAGCAGGTTCTGCCAGGTCTACAACTTCACATAGAAGCGATCATCAAATTCTAAAAGATTACGGATATTCTGTTTATGCTCGTAAGGCACACCCAAGCCATAGAGATAGATTAAATGCCCTTAATAGAAAATTAAAAGATGCTACTGGTAAAGTCAGGATGACAGTAGATCCTAATTGTAAATACCTGATAAAAGATTTAGAGCAAGTTCAGCGTGATAGAAAAGGTGGCATAGATAAAGGCAATATTGAGTTAACACATAGCCTTGATGCAGCCACATATTTAATAGAATATAAATTCCCCATAGTTCAGAGAATAGCAACATCAATACAATGGTAAAAGAACTATGATAGTAGACTCAAAAGAATTCGTAAGAAGTGGATTAAAAGACTTTCTTTCAGATGTAACTAATGATAATGTTGAAGAACGCTATCGCAGTTTATCTTATTATGAAGGAATGCAAGGCGAAATGGAAACAGATTTAGGAAGATACTTTCCTTTAAAATCTTTAGAAGTTCCCTTGATCGTCCAAAACATAACATCTAAATTGGTAAACGCTCGTGCTATTGGATATAAAACTCCACCAGTAAGAGAGAATGAAATATATTTAGAGAATGTAAAAGATTTAGATCAGACTATGCTAACTGCTGAACGTCTAACATATCTATTAGGATCTCATTTAATCCGTAGCAGGTTTAATGAAGAATCTAATATGCTTGAATATGATCAGATTATTGAATTTGAACCGATATTTGAAGCAAGGGGCAGAGAGCCTTTTGCTTATATCTATCCAATTTATAATCACGGACAAGCAAGAGAGAATGAAGTTGTTTATGCTTATTGGTCTGCCGAAGAACATTTTTTAGTTCATCAGAGCGGAGTTATTGAATCGGTCAATGAGGGCAATGTTAATCCTTATGGAGCTTTGCCTTTTACTGTATGTCATAGGCATCCATATACAACTGATTTTATTCGTAATGGTGCGAGCGATATTGTTAATGCTAATCTAATGATTAATCTATTAATGACCGAACTTGGCTTGGCTATGAGATTACAGGCTTTAGGTCAGCCAGTTATTACAGGAATAGATAATGCTAACCAAGTATCATTAGGAGTTGATAAGCCGATGGTACTTCCAGAAGGTGCATCATTTCAATTTGTTTCACCTGGTGCTAATATAGATTCTTATTTAAACGCTGTAAGGTTTTATGTTGATTCAGTTGCTTATAATAACAATTTAAAAGTTAAATGGTCAGTAGGTCGTGAATCGTTTGTAAGTGGTGAAGCGTTAAAGATGGCTGAAATAGATCTTACTGAATCCGTTATGTCTGATTATCAGATGATCTGGCGAGGTGTAGAGAATAGAAGATTTGAAATAGATAGAATTATATTAGAATCTCATAACATTAGAGTCCCAGACGAATACAGCGTAGACTTTAGTGAACCAAGATTCCCTCTTACTGCTCAAGAAGAAAGAGAACAATGGGGATGGGAATGGGATAATAATCTATCTACAACTAAAGACTGGTTAAGAAAATATAACCCAGATCTTAGTGATGAAGAATTAGATGAAAAAGTAGCAGAAATTGTACCAGAGAAACCAGAAGAAGTTCAACAACAAACAACTTTAGCAGATATATTGAGTAGTTAATGTCATATTCCCCTGAACAATTTGGAACTAAATATGAAACAGCTTTAAATAAGATAGCTTCTTTGTATCAAAAAACTATTAATTCTAATAATACACAAGAACAATTATTAATAGCTATCGGTAAAATAAATTTTAAAGAACTGTTTGAAACTCAACTTGGTTTTAAATCTGAAATAGATAAAGTAGGTCAATCATATATAGATGCTTTAAGAGCAATGGATGGTTTTGCTGATGTAGATGAAACAACATTGAGAGCTTTAGTTGAAACTGACTTAAATGTTTATAGATCTAAGTTTGATAATACTTATGTTCAAATGAAAAGTTTATTTACTGAATCAATTATTAATGGGCTGCCAAGAGAAGTTTTTGTTGATCGTTTAACAAAAGGTCAATTAGGAGTATTATCAAAATCTCAAGCAACTGCATTATTTAATGATTCAATGGCTAAATTTAACAGAGCAGTTACAAAACAGATGGCTCTTAATTCTCCTAAAAATAAACTTTATATCTTTACTGGTCCAAGAGATACAAGGACAAGTGATGAATGTTTACAAGTTATGGCATCTGGTCCAATGACTTTAGGTCAGATAAGTGGAAGATTCCCTGGAGTATTTGAAAGTGGAACGCATTATAATTGTAGGCACGAATTTAGACCATTCACAAGCAAAGATATGTATAAAAAACAAGAATTAGAAAAACAATTTGATAAAAGAAATTTAGAACAGGTGTTTAGATTAGATGGCAATTAAACCTTTAAATAAAATTCCTGAAATAAAATTAAAAACTTTAGAAGATATTGCTGATTCTTCAGCTAATACAGTAATTAATACTGTTAGAGAAGTTCCAGGTGCAGTTACTAATAAAAAATATTCTTCTAAATATGCAGCTTATAAAGCAGCTCGTGGTAGAAAATCAAGAGAGACAAGCTTTATTGATCTAACTTTTTCTGGTAATACTTTAGATAGTTATAAAAGAATTGGTGGAGAAGGATCTAAAAAGAAACAAGTGGTTGGATTTACTAATAAAGAAGCCTCTGGAGTTGCAGTAGGTTGGATAAAAAAGGGATACGATATTTTAAATAATAAAATTTCAAAGCTTATTGATAAAGAAATTGATAAGCATATAAGTAAAAATTTGAAGTCTAACTTCAAAGTCGCCTCAGGGCGAACAAAAATAACAGTTGGATAACTCACAAAAGAGGATATAAATGTCAGAACAAGAAGTCACTCAGGACGTAAAAACTGAAGAAGTCACTCAGGACGTAAAAACTGAATCCGTGGAAAGCAACGAGAAGGCTGAAAATTATAGTGTTCCAGGATATCGTTTCAAGGAACTCAACGAATCTAAGAAAAGTCTTGAGAGTGAATTGTCAGAATTAAAAGCACAAATTAAACAGCGTGAAGTTTCAGAAGCTGAAGAAAGAGAAGAATATAAATCTCTTTATGAGTCTGCTAAAACTGATCGTGATAAGTTTAAAGATGACGCTGAAAAATTCTATTCAATAGAGCAATCAAGAAAAGAAAGATTACTTGAGTCTTTTCCAGAAAACCTTAGAGATAAAATGTCTAAGTTAGATTCTGAAACGTTGGAACAAATGAAAACAGAATTTACAAATAAAGTTCCTCAAGTAGATAATAGTGGTGGAGGTGTTTCAGGTGGTAAGTCTTTAGAATGGTCTAAGCTTGCACCAAGTGAAAGAAAAAAACACTTTGCCGATATTATGAGGAATAAAAATAATTAAGGAGTCTTAAATGGCTAACGTAACTCCAACCACTGCTGCGAAGTTCATTCCAGAAGTGTGGAAGGAAGCTATTCTTGATTATGCTGAAATGAATTTCCGTATAAGAAATCAGGTTACTAACGTATCTGATATTGCTAACGGAGATACAGTACACGTCCCACGTGTTTCACAAGAAACAGCAGCTGCTAAATCAGCAGGAACTGCCGTGACTTATTCAGCACAAACAGATGGCGAAGCAACAATCTCAATAGATCAACACGCCTACGAAGCAAAGAGAATTGATGACATTGTAAGAGTGCAAAGTTCTTATGATTTATTTTCTCTCTATGCTAAATCAATGGGATATGCTCTATCAAAGAAGATTGAGAATTATCTGGCAGTTGATATAATTCAATCTGCTACAGCAAACGATGTTACTCTGGCAGCAGATAACACATTCACAACAGCTCTTGTCCGTTCAGGTTTACAGAAATTACTTGACATAAACGTAGATTACACTAATGGTGAAACACATTTTTATGCTTCACCAGCAGGTTATATGAGTCTTATGTCTCTTGGTGAATTTTCTGACTTCCAAGAACGTGGTCCAGAAGCTGGTGGTGGTGCTGGTCCTAATATTACTGGTCAACTTGGATCCATTTATGGAATGCCAGTTTATACCAGTACTGATTGGGATGACGATGGTGGTACAGGCGATGAAACTGGATCTATATTCACAAAAGATTCTGTTCTTTTTGCAATGCAAATGGAACCAAGAGTCCAGAGTGCTTATGATGTGGATCACATTGCGACATCAGTCGTAGCCGATGTATTATTCGGTGCTTCTTTGACACAAGCTGCAGGAACTGCTGCTGGTCAAATAGTTAATTTCGCTAATCCTTAAACCTGGATAGTGAATAATATAGGTTGGGGGATTTTAATTAATCCCCTTAACCTTTTTTAAAATTTAAAGGAATAGAATTATGGCAACAGATTTAACAAACGTAGCTGTCTCTACTGGATATGTTCAATTACTGCATATCGATGGTGGAGTTGGAGGATCTGCCACTCGTGTTTACGATGGTGACGGAACAGGGACACCACTTGAGATTTCTACGACAGAAGTTGTAATTAAAGATGGTTCATTCAATCTTAATGTAGCTTCGCACGATGGTACGAATGGTTTAAAGTTGGGAGGAACTTTAGTAACTGCAAGTGCTGCTGAAATAAATTATTTAGACATATCAAGTTTAGGATCTGCTCAAAGTAATAAGGTATTAACCACAGACTCAAATTTAGATGTAAGTGGAATTCGCAATTTAACAGCTACAGGAACGATTCAAGCAGCTAATTTTACAGGTACAGGAAACACTCAGATTGGAGATGCAGTAGCAGATACAGTAGCAATGAATGCTACAATTACAACAAATTTAGTTTTTGAAGGATCTACTGCTAATGCTTATGAAACAACTTTAGCAATTACCGATCCAACTGCAGATAGAACTTGGACAATCCCTGATGCAACCGATACATCTGTCGGTAGAGCAACGACTGATACTTTAACAAATAAAACTTTAACTGCTCCAGATATTAATACACCTGATATTGATGGTGGAACAGTAGATGCGATTACTTCTTTAACAGTCGCAAATTCAGTTGATATCGGCAATTATACTATTACAGCTAATGGTTTTACTGCTGATGGCATTATATCTTTTGGTACATTAACTGATTCTGGAGAGTCTATTGCAATTACAAAGTTTGTAGATGAAGGCGATGGTATTTCAAGTAATGACAATGACACGACAGTTCCTACTTCTGCCGCAGTCAAAGATTATGTTGACACAAAAGTCACAGGCGAAGATTTAGATTTAACAACTGATTCTGGTACAATAGCTATTGACCTTGATTCAGAAACTTTAACTTTAACAGGGGGAACAGGAGTAGATACTTCAGCAAGTTCTAATACAGTAACTTTTGCTTTAGATCTAAACGAACTAACCACCGAAACAAGTATAGCCGATGCAGATTTTATTGCAATGGTTGATGCAACAGACGATGGCTCTGGTAAAATAACTTTTGAGAATTTAGAAGATGCAATCTTTAGTTCTGTAAGTGGAGATGTTTTAATTACAGAAGCAGGAGTTGCAACGATTCAAGCAAATTCAGTTGCTTTAGGTACGGACACGACAGGAAATTATGTAGCAACAATCGCTGATAGTGGTGGTGGTGGTATTACAGTTTCAAATAGTGGATCAGAATCTGCAGCAGTTACTTTAGAATTAGATATTAAAGGATTAACAGACGATGCGATTGCGAGTGGAGACTTTATTGCCTTCTCTGATGAAGGTGAATCTGGTGATCCAGCTAATCGTGGACAGATTGATGATGTAGCTACCTTATTTGCTGGAACAGGATTAACTGCTTCAAGTTCGGTGATTAGTATAGACGCAGCTCAAACAGTTATTAATTCTCTCTTAGCAACCGATATTAAGATCGGTGAAGATGATCAAACTAAAATAGATTTTGAAGATGCTGATAAAATTAATTTTTATGCTGGTAATGAAAAGCAATTAATACTTGAAGATGGAGCTTTATATCCTGGATCTAATAATATAATAGATCTTGGTAAATCAGATAATGAATTTAAAAATGCGTTCTTTGACGGAACAGTTACTGCCGATGCTTTTGCTGGACCACTTACTGGTGCTGTAACTGGTAATGCTGATACAGCAACATTAGCTACAACTACTACAGTTACAGATAGTACAGCTAATACAAACTTCCCAGTCGTATTCCATAATGAGTCAAATGGCTTACTAGATGATACTGGTGCTTTAAGGTATAATCCAAGTACAGGGGAATTATTAGTTCCCAAGCTTACTGTAGCAGGAACAACTACGACAGCAGATACAGTTACGATGGAAGCAGCTAATGCGATTATATTTGAAGGGGCAACTGCTGATGCTCACGAAACAACTTTAAGTATAGTAGATCCTACTGCTGATCATACTCAATATTTAATTAATCAAGGTGGATATATTCCAGTATTGGCAGCAGCTACAACAACTGCGATTACTTCAACTCCAGCTGAATTAAATATATTAGATGATGCGACAGTTACAACTGCCGAACTTAATTTAATTGATGGTGGTACAGCCAGGGGAACAACTGCTGTAGCATCTGGTGATGGTATCTTGATCAATGATGGTGGCACAATGAGAATGACCAATGTAGATACAGTTTCTACATATTTCTCAAGTCATAATGTTGGTGGTGGAAATATTGTTACTACTGGTGCTTTGAATTCAGGATCTATTACAAGTGGATTTGGAACAATAGATACAGGTTCTTCTACTATTACAACGACAGGCGTTGTTTCTGCTGGTGGTTTTACGATCGGAAGTGCAGTTATAGCAGAAGCCGAATTAGAAATGATAGATGGAATTACTGCTGGAACAGCAGCAGCATCAAAAGCAGTAGTTTTAGATGGCTCAAAAAATATAGCTACACTTGGA